TCCAGGTGCTAAAGAACTTATTAGAAGGCAAAAACTTAACAAGTTAAATAAACATAGAAAAAAATAATGCCATCTACAGATTTAATATCACCTTTTGTAGTAAGTTGTGCAGGAGGGCTAACACTCAATAAAGATGTGTTTTCCATGGCTCCTGGTGAAGCACTTATATTACAAAATTTTGAACCTGATATTAAAGGTGGATATAGACGTGTAAGTGGTACAGCTCAGTATAATACTACAATCGTACCACAAGGATCTAGTAATACAAGTCTAGTTGTAGATTGTTCAATAGTATTTAATGGACAAGTAATTGTAGCTAGAGGTGGTGATATACATAGAGGAACAACAAGTGGTAGTTGGACAAGTTTAACAACTGGGCTAGGCACATCTACTAGAGCATATGATTTTGAAAAATTTAATTTTAATGGTACAGATAAATTAGTTATTGCTACAGGGCATTCAGCTGCACAAATAATTAATTCTAGTTTTGCAGTAGATGTAGTAAATGCAACAGGTGGTGGTACAGCTCCTAGCAATCCTAAATTTGTAAAAGCATTTCAAAACCATATGTTTTATGCTGGTGCAACTAATTCACAAGAAGTTATATT